ACAACATCAGTTCATGGAATTGCAAACACTGCTCTTCTTGCAACAAAATCTTATGCTGACGAGGCAGCAGCAAATGCTACAGCAACTCATGAAGCAGACACAACAAATATTCACGGAATTGCAAATACTGCTCTTCTTGCAACAAAATCTTATGCTGATGAAGCAGCAGCAAATGCAGCAGCAGCCCTTGCTAACTCTGCACCAGCACTTTTAGATACTCTTGATGAATTAGCAGCAGCATTAAATGATGACGCAGATTTTGCAGTAACCGTATCAAATAGTTTTGCATCAGTTCAAAATAGTCTAAATTCACTTAGCAATAGTTTATCTGAAGCACAAGGTTTTGTAACTACTCTTCAGGGAAATGTTGTTTCCATAGCAAATAATTTATCACAAACACAAAATAGTTTAAGCACAGCAAATGGTGCTATTTCTAACTTATCAAATTCCTTGGGTATCGCTGAAGGAGAAATTGATATTTTACAAGGAAATGTTATAAGTTTAGCAACAGATTTAACAACTACCAACACTTCAATTAATGCTTTAGCAAATGCAGTTTCTAGCGACTTAGCAAATTCTATTGCTGAGCACAACAATGTAACTACAAACGCACATGGCATTTCAAACACACTAGCACTTGTTTATACATCAGATGCTCGTCTTACAGATGAGCGTGTGCCAACAGATGGTTCTGTAGCAGAAGGCAAAATTGCATCTAGCGCAGTAACAAATGGAAAAATTGGTGCAGATGCAGTTGACGGTACAAAAATTGCAGACGATGCAGTTGCTTCAGAGCACATTGCAAATGAAGCAATTTCAGATTCACATGTTTCAAATACTGCAGGAATTGCACAATCTAAGATTTCTGGTTTAACTACAGATTTAGGCAATAAGCAAGATAAAGTTACAGATGTATCAAATACAGAAATTGGATACCTTGCAAACGTAACATCAGATATTCAGTCTCAAATTGACGGAAAGGCATCACTATCTGGTGCAACTTTTACTGGATCAGTAGAAATTGATCAAAACTTAACAGTAGATGGAAACTTTATTGTAAATGGAAGCAACGTTATTGTATCTGCTACACAAATTCAAGTTGAAGATACATTATTACAATTAGGTCACACCAATGCAAATAATATCTCAGATTTAGGTTTAGTAACATCATATAATGATGGAACTCAAAAACACTCTGGTCTTGTAAAAGACGTAACAGATGGAAAATGGAAATTGTTTGATGGTGTTACAACCGAGCCATCAACAACAGTAGATTTTACACAGGGATCATTAGATACACTTGCTCTTAAATTCCTTGAGGCAAATACAGTAACAGTATCTGCAGGCGTAGGATTCCCAGATGGAACTCAGACAAAAGAAGGTGTGCCTTCACGTACTGGAATTGTACAGGTTAGCGCAAACTATAATTTATCAACTGGTGGACTATCATTAAGAGATGATTTAATTGAGGCTAACTCAAGTTCAGCATTTACTGTGACAATTCCAACAGATGCTTCAACTAATTATCCAGTAGGAACATCAATAGATATTCTTCAAGTTGGTTCTGGTCAAATTACAATTGCAGGAGATTCTGGAGTAACCGTAAATGGTACACCAGGGCTTAAATTAAGAACTCAATGGTCTTCAGCAACATTATTTAAAAGAGCAGCAGATACATGGGTTGTTCTTGGAGATTTAAGCGCTTAATAAAATTAGTAAAAGGAGAATATCGTGGCAACAGTAAGAAAAGGTACCAAGTCCTCCGCACAGGATAACTTTATTGGTCCAAACAATGTTAGTGGAGTAAATGCTACTAACGTTGGATCTGGACGGGCATTTAACGATGGTCGTATTGATGTATCTTGGACTAATCCAAGTGTTGGTAATACACCAACAGGATATAAAGTTTATGATGGTGCTACACTAAAAGCCACTATTTCCCATCCAACAAGTACTGCCGAAATTACTGGTCTTACAAGCGGTACATCTTACACATTTACTGTTAAGGCTTATGATTCATATGGTGAAGCATCAGGAGTAAATGCTTCTGCTGTTACTGCTACAACTGTTCCAGCAACTCCTTCTGCCCCTACTGCAACCGCACAAGGCTCAGTGGCAACAGATGATGTTTCATGGTCCGCTCCAGCCGATGGTGGATCTGGAATTACTGGTTATGACTGGGAATCAAATGACAGCAAGTCTGGAAATACAGGATCAACTTCAGTATCTGTTGGACAAGAAGCAGGTACCGCACAATCATATAGAGTAAGAGCAAAAAATGCTAATGGAGATTCAGCATGGTCTAGTTATTCTAGTCAAGTAACTTCATTTTCATTTACTCCATTTGGATTTACACCATTTGGCGCATTTGGATTTACACCATTTGGTTTTACACCATTTGGCGCATTTGGATTTACTCCATTTGGCTTCACACCATTTGGCGCATTCGGATTCACCCCATTTGGAGCATTTGGTTTCACTCCATTTGGAGCATTTAGTTTTGCACCATTTGGATTTTCTCCTCCACGTTGTATTGAGGAAAACACATTAATTGATACACCAAATGGCCAAGTCGCAGCAAAAGACTTACAGGTTGGAGATCAAGTATATACTGTTTCATTACAAGAGGTGCCATTATCTGATGAAACTGGACAATATGATTTTGATTATGCTGGTTTTGAGTCAGATACTTTGACATCATTAGAAAAAACAGTTACAACAATTATAACTATAGATCCATCTACAAGAGATATGGTTATATGTTTTAATGGTGAACAAGAAAAACTTTATTCTACATCTCAACCAATTTTCGTAAAATCTAATAATAAATATCAGGTTATGCCAACTGGAGCGGTAAGCGCAGGAGATTATTTAATTAGTGTAAATAATGATGGAAGTTTTGCAGAAATTTTAATAGAAACTATCGATGCAATTACAAAAAATACAACCGTCTATCAGTTTAACTGCGAGCCAGCAGACTGGTTTATTGCTGGAGGGTATTTAGTACACAATAAGTAAACTTTATTTCCTTTATGATATACTATATAAAGAAATGAGGTTAAAATGTACGAAAATATTCCTTTAACAAGCACTAGCGCTAATAAGCATATCCCTCATAAATTTTTTGAGAGAAATCTAGATTCTGATTTAAAAAGTTTGTCATTTTTTTTACACCAACAATATGACAGAATTAAAAATGGTGAAATTTTAAAAAATGATCAACAAGAAAAAACATTGTGGGATTCTTCTGGAAGCATAACTACCACGAAGTGGAATAAATATAATGTGTTTCAATTCTATCATCCAGCAATTCATAAACTATTTAGATCTATTAGGTCTATGACAATTGAAGCCTGTAATCATTATAATATTGATTTTGAAAAAGAAGATTTTTGGGTACAAGGATGGTTTAATATAAATTATAACCATGTGGGAAAACTTGATTGGCATGAACATGGTGGAAGTGGTGCTCCTTGGTTTCATGGATACTATTGTGTAAATGCGGAGCCATCAACAACCCATTATAAAGTATTTGATAAAGATTTTGAAAATATAAATAAAAATAATAGGGCTATACTTTCAGAAACTGGACATCCTCATGCAATGGCTGATTGGGACTGGGACGGTCCACGTATAACAATTGCATATGATGTAATACCATTTAGAGGAGTCATGCATAATTGGGAACAACATTGGATACCGTTAGCATGAAAAAACCGCAAAAATTTTTTGATGTTTATGTAAATAACGATTTGCAAGATTTAAAAATATATTTGACTACGATGGAGTCTGAAATTTTAGACAATAATATTTTAAATATTCCAGAAGAAGAAATATCTAAATATAAAAAAGGTATGGGGGCTTTAACGCAATTAGGAATTAATTATTACAATATTTTTACTTTTACTAATCCAGGAATTTATCAATTATATAAATCTCTTGCAAAACTAATGCATGAGGTTTGTGAATATTATGAAATAGATATTAACAAAGAAAAATATCTAATTCATGGGTGGTTTAATTTAGACAACCCAACCCCAAATGAGGGTAAAAATGGCGGAGTTAATCCATTAAAACATCCAGAACATTTTCATGACCATATGAATGGTATTGGGGCTCCAGCATTCCATGGATACTATTGTGTGGATGCAGAACCATCTTCTACTTTTTATAGAATAGATAGAGATGAGAATAAAGTTTTTGAAAATATAAACAAAAACAATAGAGCAATTATTTCAGAAACTGGACATCCTCATGGAAGAGATGATTGGTTTCAAAAAGATCCAAGAATTACAATTGCTTACGATATAGTTCCATCTAGCATGATGATTGGCGTTAAGCCAGGAAAATGGATACCGTTATCATGAAAATAATACAAAAAGAACATAAATTTTTTTCTAGAACAGTTGATAATAATTTAGATGATTTATATTCTTTTTTACAAAAAGTAAACAAAATGATTAGAAATGAAGAACTGTTTAATATTGATAAAGTAACAGATCACAAAATGAATAAACTGCCTAAAGATATTTTTATGAATGAAAAAGATAGTGTTCCTTCTATGACAACAGAATATTATAATATTTTTAATTTTAAACATCCAGGTATTGTTAACCTATTAAAAGCAATTAAATCAATGACAATTGAAGCATGTGATTATTATGGGCTTAATTTTTCAGATCAACAGTTTGTAATAAATGGATGGTTTAATTTATACAGTGTAAAAAATAGCACGGACCGAAAAATAGAAATGACAGAACAATTAAGTGAAAAGTTACCATGGCATGATCATGGAAGTTTAGGGTTTCCTAATTTGCATGGATATTATTCTGTATCAGCAGAACCTACAGAGACATATTATAATATAATGGGAGATATTGTAAAAATAAATAATAAAAATAATATTGCAATACTTTCAGAAACTGGACATCCACACGCAATGGGGCCATGGAATCTGTCTACGGATAGAATAACAATTGCATATGATATACGTCCAATAGATTTGAATATTGACGACCCTATTAATTCTTATTATGACAATAAAATAATTTTTATATAAAGATATGTTATAGTTTTATAATTTAAAAAACTCTATACTTTAACTATAGGTAGAGTTTAATAACTTTAAAAACTCTGCTATACTTATACTACTAATTATTCAAATAAATTCGGAGGATTTACGCCTATGTCAGACTTTTTTTCTTTTAAACTATCATCAGATTTCTTAGACAGTTATAAAAAAACAGAATCTCCTTTTGGTTTTCGGGATGCTGCAACTAACTCTTTAGGAGAGATCACCTTTATTAGAACATACTCACGTATGAAAGATGATGGAACTAAGGAAAGATGGCATGAGGTTTGTAAGCGTGTAATTGAGGGCATGTATTCAGTTCAAAAAAATCACGCAAAAGAAAATAGACTTCCATGGAATGACTATAAGGCACAAAAGTCAGCACAAGAAGCCTATGACAGAATGTTTAACTTAAAGTGGACCCCACCAGGACGTGGTTTATGGGCATTTGGAACTCCAATGACTATGGAAAAACGCAATTCTGCATCTCTGCAAAATTGTGCAATGGTTTCAACTCGTGATATAGATCGTAACGACCCAGGAGCACTATTTGCTTGGGTGATGGATGCATTAATGCTAGGTATTGGAGTTGGATTTGATACTTTGGGTCAAGATAAACAAATGTCTATTTATGCCCCTACAGAACCAGCATCTGTATATGAAATTCCAGATACCCGTGAAGGTTGGGTAGAGTCTGTAAGAATGCTTATCAATTCATTTTTACGTCAAAATCAATCAATTCAAGAATTTAACTATGACCTTATCCGTCCTCTAGGAGCCCCGATTAAAGGCTTTGGAGGCGTTGCTAGCGGTCCACAGCCATTGATTGCTCTCCATACAAGGATTAGAAATGTAATAGGCTCTAGAGCAGGAGAAATGCTTGATAGCCGTGCTATTGTTGATATTGTAAATCTTATTGGAACATGTGTTGTTTCTGGAAATGTTCGTCGTTCCGCTACTCTTGCGCTTGGTGTGCCAGAAGACAAAGATTTTATTAATCTTAAAAATTCAGAGACATTCCCTGAAAGAAATTCATATGATCCAGAAAAACCAGGGTGGGCATGGATGTCTAATAATTCTATTTCTGCTAATGTTGGAACTAAATATGAAAACTATGTTGATTTAATTACAGACAATGGTGAGCCTGGATTTATTTGGTTGGATGTAGCAAGAGATTATGGAAGACTTGCAGATGCTCCAGATTATAAAGATACTAGGGTAATGGGTTTTAATCCATGTGCAGAACAACCACTTGAGTCTTATGAGTTATGCACCCTTGTAGAAGTTCATCTTAATAGACACACAGACAAAGAAGACTTTTTGCGTACATTAAAGTTTGCATATTTATATGGCAAAACTGTAACGTTAATTCCAACACACTGGCAACAGACAAATGGAATTATGCAACGTAATCGTAGAATTGGGACATCTCTTACTGGAATTGCATCTTTTGCCGATATTAATGGTATTCCTGCAACCAAGGAATGGATGGATGAGGGGTATAACAAGATTCGTGATTACGACAAACAATACTCTGAATGGTTATGTGTCCGTGAGTCAATCCGAGTAACAACAGTAAAGCCATCTGGATCAGTCTCACTATTATCTGGAGCATCTCCAGGCGTTCACTGGTCTCCAGGCGGAGAATACTATCTTCGTGCAATAAGGTTTGGAAATACAGACCCAATGTTGCATTTGTTCAAAGCAGCAAATTATAAGACAGAGCCAGATCTTGTTTCTGCCAATACAACTGTTGTATATTTTCCATTACATTCTGGTCATCCAAGATCAGAAAAAGATGTTAGTCTATTTGAAAAAATCGGTCTTGCTGCTACAGCACAAAAATATTGGTCAGACAATGGGGTATCTGTTACACTATCTTTTGATAAAGAATCAGAGTCTAAATTTATTGCGCCAGCCCTTCATATGTATGAAGGACAACTTAAGGCTGTTTCATTTTTACCAATGGGCAATCAAGTTTATCCACAACAACCATATAGCCAAATTACAAAAGAAGAGTACGAGAACTATGTTGGAAAGATTGCAAAGATAGATTTTTCAGCAATCTATGATGGAGCAGAAAACTTAGAGGCTCAAGGTGAGATGTATTGCACAACAGATTATTGTGAGATAAAGATATCATGAGTTATCAAATAATAAATGTAGCAACAGCAGAAAACTTAGAACTAATTGGCAAGTTTGTAGATTCAGTTAAGTTTAACACTAAAGAGGATCACATTCCACTCCATGACCCATTGTTTAGTCAAGAAGGGGTAAACTTTGATATAACTACTTATGGAGATATGCCAAGAGAAGTGGTTGCTATTTTTGAAAAATATTGCATAGCAATACAAGAGGCTGTTTCTCAAATGTCTGGAGTTAAGTATGATCCACCTATTTTGGGGAAAAGTTACATTATGAGGTATGTTCCAGGAAAACATATTTCCGCAGGCTATTCAGCCAATAGGCCTGAGAATGTATTTAGATCAATTGTAAAATGGAATGATTGTCACGATGGCGGAATTTTTAAATTTAATAACTATAAGGTGGCAAAAGACTTAGTTGCTGGAGACTGTATAATTTTTCCAGAAACAGAGGAGTTTTCAAGAGAAATTACTACTGTTGAAAAAAAGTCAATGTTTATATCTGATTTTTGGAATGCTCCAGTAGGACAATCTCCGTATCCAGGTTTAAAATATGAAGATATTTATTGGGGAAATCCTCTCTGGGAAAACCGCTAATATGATAAAATAGACTAATAATGTCTATAAAATCTAATCTCTATGCAGAAAAAATTTTTGCAGAACACCCAATAGGTCTTTGGTCATTAGATGATGACGTTGACTATTTATCTTTAATTTCCAATACTCAAAGAAACCTAATAAATTGGGATTTTTCTGGTGCAAATGTAATATCTAGTAGTGAAGATCTAAATAGGCCATTTTTAGATAGTGTGTTAAATTTAGTAGAATTTGAAAATTTTGTAGGCACAGAAAAAGAAATTAAATTTATAGGAGATGATTTAGAAAATCTTAATGAGTTAAACTTTGATTTAGCAACCTTAACTACGGGATGCTATGTTTATACAGATAGCCCATATTTAAAATCAGTATCAATTGGCTTCGAATATAACGATACCTCCTCTGGTGAAACTATTGAAAAAATGACACAGTACTCTTCTGGTATTTTTGGAAAATGGATATTTATTTCTCATACTTCAACATTTCCAAATCAAGTTACATCTTTTAGGCCAATTTTAAAAATAAAATTTGAAGGCGGTGCTCCTTCTACAGACAACTATCAAATTTTTACTAACGGCATAACTGTTGCACAATGTTCTGAAAATTTTAATACAACCTCCTTGGGGCAAACAGTTTCACCATTTCCATCTAGCATTGCATTAACTGGAGTAGATGGTGTTGTAAATTTAAACTCTTATGCTCTAGGAATACAGAATGGGTATTATTTAGTAAACAATAATAGCCTAACTGCTAAAAATTCAAGTATTCCTATGGTGTATGGATCAGACAGCATTACAAAAATTATTCCTAATGCTAACAATCCATCTTTAATAATTCCAGGATTTGGCTTTTTAAACGAAACAGGAAGATATAAAGAATATACAGTAGAAATGTGGATGAGAATTAATTGTGACTCAAATACCGCATTAAGAATTTTTGGTCCAATTGGGTCAACAGATGGAATATATGTAGAAGATGGATTTATAACGCTTGTTGTTGGAAAATATTTTGCTTCTCATTATGTGGGAGAGTGGTATAGGCCAATGCTTGTTCAAATAAAACTTTCTACCAACAATGCTTCTTTATTAATTAATGGTGAGCAAGTTATTTCATTAAATCTTGATATGTCAAGTATAGATTTGCCATTAGAGTTTGATGAGTCTAATAAAGAGTTAGACTGGTTAGGATTTTATTCTTATGATAATACTAGTCCATACGAAATAGACTGTATTGCTATTTATTCATATTTGGTAGCAGATCTTGTAGCAAAAAAAAGATGGGTATATGGACAAGCCGTTGTCTCTCCTGAAACAATCAATTCAGCCTATGGAGCAACATCAGCATATATAGATTATCCTTTTGCAGAATATTCAGCAAATTATACATATCCAAATATGGGAAAATGGGCTCAAGGAACAACAGATAATCTTTCTATTACAGAAAAAACAATGTCGCTTGCAAAATATAATTTACCAACAATTTTTTTAGATGATTATACAAATGAAAAATTTATAAATGACAATTATTTAATACAAGATGAGCCTGTTAATTATTTTACTTTTAGGCCAAATGAAGATTGGAACAATAAAAAAACATATGCATACTTTGATAATTTTTCTATCATTAAAGAAGATATTCACGGACTTGTTAGCGTTATCAAATTTGACGAATCATCAGAAGATATTCAGACAATATTTCAAATTTACAACATTGACAATGGAAACTATTTTAAAACAACATTAGAAGATGATGTAATAAAGTATTATTTTTCATATAACAATAATGTAACAATGCTAAATGAAAGTGCGTCAATATTGCCAGACACATATTTGCCAGTTGGGTTTAAGTTAACAAAAATGATCGAATATTTTGGCTCTAATCTGTCGGCATTTTTTGGAAGCAGAAATAGATTAAGGATTTATTTGGGTGCAAACAACAATGGTCTTGAAAACTTTAGGGGCAAATTTTATAAATTTCATATTTTTAGTAATTATAACTCTAGTTTAGTTACTGATCTATTTACCTCAAATGGTTTAGCAGATATAACTGCAGGAAATAGTTTTATGTCTCACACATCTACGTATACCCTAATTTCTGAATTAAGATACGATAAGTTTTATTTAGACACAGCATCTGCTGGGTATTGGGAAGATTATATTCCTTTATCATATTTTGGATCATATATTAATGATCTTAATGGTGAAAAATATTACGATCTTGATTTATTACAATTTAACATAGACTATCCTTCACCTACAGTTATTTATTCTACAGAACAAGAAGCAGACTGGGAGTACAATGATTTGGAACTTACTTATGATCATACCGTCCAAAGATCATATAATCAATTAGACAATGCTTTATTTTCTGGCTGGGAAAACTATGAAGATGTTGAGCAAAAATCTATTAAATCATATTTTTATAATACAGACAACTCTGCAGTTAAAAGTTATATAAGCATTCAATATATTGCAACTGGTGCCAATAAAAACTTAAATGATTTTTCTATTATTGAGCCACTAAGAAATGATAAAATATTAAACATATCCAACTATTCAAATTGGCAAAATACAGTTTTTGAAGTTGCAGACAATACAATTATTTATCCACCAACAGGAGTAGACTTTAATTTATTGGCAGTTGTTGTGCATTTAGTTTTTAATTTAAAGGGAACTCAAAATAAAAACATAGGGTTAAAAAAGTTAGAAATTGCTTCACAGGCATTTGACCATAATAGTGCAACAAAAATTGGAACAAGGTTTGGAGCCCCAATATATCCATATAAAAAATCTGGAATATACTATGATTATAAGGCAAAAAATCCTATTAGTATTTTTAAAGAAAGTGTTCCCTATTTATACTTAACAAGAAAAAGTGGAATAGAAATAAGAGGATCGTTTCATCCATACATAAATAGAGGTATCGGAATTCCAATAAATAGAAGCCTTTCAAATAGTTATAAAGTAACTGCTTTACAGATGTGGCTAAGGTACGACTTTGATAAGTTTACTTATGGGGCAACACAGGTTTTTGAGTTAGAACACAAAAATGACACAATTCAATTTTTTGTTTCTGCCGTCAGCGAAAAAGGCGATAGGGGTAAATTGTTTGCTGTTAATAAATCAAATGGACAACAGGTAAATGGTCTTGCATTTTATATTAACGGAGGTTTAGTAAAAGATCCAATCTTGGAAGCAAAAGAATGGTCTGTTGTTGGAGTTTCTTTTGCAAGTAGTATTAATATGGACAATTTCTTGGGGCATATAAATTTAAATGGTCCTTTTGTTTTTAATAATATTACTAATTATCAATCTACTGCTTTACAAGACATTCAAAGCAAAGTTTATCGACCTTGGCTTAGAGTAAAAAATAGTGGGATAGCAGATTTATATTGGACATACTGGTATACATCTTATAACTGGGATGGTGTTCTAGTTCTATCTTCTTCAGAACTATATGGGGTAAATCCAGCAACTGTATATGAGACCTACATTGGTAGAAATAAATTTATAATTGATAGCAATACACAAGAAAGTCTTAATTTTACAGCAGACTCTGTAAAAATATATTCAGATACGTCGTGGCAAACACAAACCGTAATACCAGTATAATATGGTATACTGATGGTTATGAATCAACGCCAAAACAAAAAAAATAGCAAACCTAGACCCAAAATGAAGGGTCAGGTCGGAGAATCTCGCATAAAGGTAATTGAAAAAAACTATAATTGGGGACTTTATGTTTACAAAAAAGCAAATGGAAAATGGTTTACTGATGGCACTGGGTCAGTTCTTAATGTTCCATCTATGAAAGGCGATATATCTAAAATCTCAGAGTTAACTCAGGCAGCAAAATATTATGGAGATCCTGGTGATGGACAATGTGTCTTTGTTCCTGGTTTAAATAGGGTTACTGAAGAAGAGTATTCAGAACAAAAAGATAGAATGTCACAAGGTTTAATTCCAAACATGAATGATTTGGGTGCAGTTCATGCAGCACAACAAACTGTAAAGAAATGGGGATCTGACGACTAATGAGTGAAGAAAAAGAATATAGAGTGTCGGCAAGAATTGATGAGCCAATTGATGCAGAGGCTCAATTTAAAAAAAGCGATCCTTTTAATAAAACTTGGGATGAATTAAAAAATTTATCTGGCCTAGATAACAACTTTAAACGTCGTGCATCAAGAATGTCAAAGGTAGAGGCATCTCCCGCATATATGGATAGCGCTAATGCCGTTAGTTCTGGTATTAATGGGGCCCAATCAAAAGAAATTAATCCAGGAACACTATATAGAAATGCATATGGTTTATTTGATGTTATTACGCCACCATGGAACGTTTATGAATTAGCAAACTATTATGATACATCATTTGCTAACCATGCTGCAATTGATGCAAAAGTAGAAAATATAGTTGGCTTAGGGTATAGGTTTGAAATATCTCCTAGAACAATGTTGAAGTTAGAATCTTCTGTTGACAGTTCAGCAACTGATCGTGCTCGTAAAAGAATTGAAAGATCAAAAATTGAACTAACCGACTGGTTAGAAAGTTTAAACACAGATGACTCATTTACAACAACCATGGAAAAAGTTTATACAGATGTTCAAGCAACTGGAAACGGTTATTTAGAAATTGGAAGAACTATAAGAGGAGAGATTGGATATGTTGGGCACATCCCAGCAACGACTATGCGTGTGCGTCGCATGCGTGATGGGTTTGTTCAAATTATTGCAAACAAGGTAGTCTATTTTAGAAATTTTGGGGCTAAGAATCCTAATCCAGTTACAGCAGATAACCGTCCAAATGAAATCATTCATTTTAAACAATACTCTCCACTAAATACATTTTATGGAGTACCAGATATTATTTCTGCTATATCTTCATTACATGGGGACCAGTTAGCATCTCAATATAATATTGATTACTTTTCTAATAAGGCTGTTCCACGATACGTAGTTACATTAAAGGGTGCAAAACTTTCTGCAGATGCTGAAGACAAAATGTTTAGATTTTTACAAACAAGTCTAAAAGGCCAATCTCATAGAACGCTGTACATACCACTTCCTGGAGATAGTGATACTAATAAAGTTGAATTTAATATGGAACCAATTGAAAATGGGATCCAGGATGGTTCTTTTAAAGAATATAGAAAACAGAATCGTGACGATATTTTAGTTGCACATCAAGTGCCACTGTCTAAACTAGGTGGCTCTGACTCATCGGCAATCGCAGCAGCCTTGGCACAAGATCGTACATTCAAGGAGCAGGTTGCAAGACCAGCACAGCGTCAATTAGAAAAAATGATTAATAAAGTTATTCGTGAAAAGACAGATATTCTAGAATTTAAATTTAACGAATTAACTCTTACAGATGAAATTGCTCAATCACAAATTCTTGAGAGATATGTAAAGACTCAAGTTATGCTTCCTAATGAGGCCAGACAGCAATTAGGATTGCCACAGGCTCCACATGGAGATGAGCCTTTTCAACTAAAACCACAAGACGCAGCAAATGAAACTGCTAATAGACAAAGGGATTCTGAAAGAACAAATAGTCAATCTGACGGGGTAGCAACAGTATCAGGAAGAAGTCCAAAGGGTGAAGGCAGATCATCTCAATAACTGAGATATTGTAAAAAAGTGCCCTATAATATATACTAGTATGACTATATCTAAAGCCCAATGGAATACTGAGGGCGAACAACTTCGCCTTTCAATGCCTTTTAGTAAGGTAGATAAAGAGAGACGTACCGTCTCAGGATTTGCTACATTAGATAACGTTGATAAACAAGATGATATTGTTACAACAGAGGCAAGTTTAAAAGCATTTAAAAAGTTTCGTGGAAATATTCGTGAAATGCATCAACCATCCGCTGTAGGAAAAATGGTTTCATTTAAAGAAGATAAGTATTATGATGCAGATTCAGAAACAATGTATAGCGGAGTTTTAGTTTCTGCATATATATCAAAAGGTGCACAAGACGCATGGGAAAAAGTTTTAGACGGAACATATACAGGTTTTTCAATTGGTGGAAGAATGAATAAATGGGATCAGGCATATGATGATCAAGTACAAAAACAAATTAGAGTTATTAAAGATTACGATTTAGTAGAACTATCATTAGTAGATAGTCCAGCAAATCAATTTGCAAATATTGTATCTGTAGAAAAAGTAGATGGTGTAGATATTGTAAAAGGTATGGAAACAGCAATTGAAAATGTTTTTTGGGATAAAGAATCTGGTATCGTTATGGTTTCAGAAAATGAATCAGAGGTAAGTCCTACATCTGGAATCCAAATGCAAAATATAGGTTTCGTTGAAAAAACAGACAACGAGAAAACAAGCATGATAAAATTCTTAGTCGAAAGTGCTAAAGGCACAAGTATTTCTAAGATAGACAAGGAGGAAAATCCTATGGCAAAAACAACAAAGAAAGAAGTAACAGAGATCGTTGAGAAATCTGATGCTATTGTTGAAGATGTTCAGGTCGCTCCGCAGGCAGATGCCTTAGTCGAAACTGCTGAAGTTGCAAAATCAGAAGATGTTGCAGCAGAAGCAATTTCAACAACCGAACAGGCTGTAGTAACAGAAGTAACCAAGGCAGAAGAGTCAGTGGTTGCAGAAGTTGCTAAGTCTGAAGAGGTAGTTGCTGAAGTTAAGACTGAAGAGGTATCTAAGTCGGATGAAGTAATTGCAGAAGCAGTTACAGAAATCAAAAATACTCTCACATCAGCCTTTAGCGATCTAGTTGCAACCGTTAAGTCTCTACAAGAGCAGGTTAATGCAATTACAAAGTCAGTTGATGCAGTATCACAAGATGTTACCGCAGCAAAAGACGAATTTAGTGAGTTTGGAAAGCGTGTTGACGCTGTTGAAGCAGACACAGCATTCCGAAAATCTGGCGATCTCGGTGAGATTGTTCAAGAGCAACCAGAAATGGTTGAGAAATCCCTATGGGGCGGTCGTTTCCTCAAAACAGCCGACTTATTTCGATAAGTTTAAATCACTAGGAGGTGTAATAATGTCGGAAGAAATCAAGAAAAATCAGCCAGGTACTAGTGGCAACATTGGTGGAACTGCTCCAGGCCTTTACCAAGGTCAAGGTGCATTCGCATCAGGTTCAGATGCTGCAGCAAACGTGCCAGGCAATTACTCCGATGGTGGTGTAATTGGAAATATTCCAACTGCACTGTCAGGAGTGACAACAGGTCCAAACGCAGTTAACCCTTCAGGTGATGCTGGTAGCGGTATTCTTCGTCCAGAACAAGCACGTCGGTTTATCGACTATGTTTGGGACGCAACAGTACTTGCACAGGATGGCCGTCGTGTAACAATGCGTGCTAACACAATGGAACTTGAAAAAGTTAACGTTGGTGAGCGTGTAATTCGTGCTGCTTCACAAGCAGTTGGTGACTACACCAACGCTGGAGCAACATTCAGCAAGGTAGAACTTACAACCAAGAAGATTCGTCTAGATTGGGAAGTTTCTGCAGAAGCACTAGAAGATAACATCGAAGGTGCTGCACTTGAAGATCATATCGTTCGCTTAATGACAAATGCATTTGGTAACGATATTGAAGATCTAGCCATTAACGGTGACGGATCAACAGGATCATTCCTTTCAATCATGGAAGGTTTTGTTCACAAAGTACAAAACGATGGAGATGCTCACGAAGCAGAAGTAACAGTTACTGATAATGCGTGGACAACTCCAGTTATGCAAGACATCATTCTAGCAATGCCACGTAAGTATCGTGCTATCAAGCAGAACCTAAAGTTCTATGCTGGTACAGATGCTTTCCAAGGTATCGTTAAGAACAATGGTACTCTTGCAGATGCTGTTGCTGAGGCTTTTGCTGGTCAAGTACCAGGAAGCACACAAGCAAATCGTCAAAATTACTTAGATGGTATGGGTCAAACATTCGGTGGAGCACGTACAACTCGTGTTCTAGGTGTTGACGTTCAAGAAGTTCCTTACTACCCAGCAGGATATGTTGATTTAACATTCCCTGCTAACCGTGTATGGGGTTTCCAAAGAGACATCACAGTAAACCGTGAGTACCAAGCAAAGAAGGACACTGTAGAATATACAGTATTCGTTCGTTTTGGTATTCAATGGGAAGAGCAGGATGCAATTGCATTCGCTGATGCTGCTTCAGATTCCTAATCTGTAAACAGTTTTTTTGGGGGATAAGAGTTAATTCTCTTGTCCCCCTTTCCAATTTATAATGATATAATACAACAAGGAGGATACTATGTCTGATGTTAAACAAAATAATAAACAAGCCCTTGGATCAGTTGGTAACGGCATATTTGGCACTGTTACTGTATCTTCAGAGTCGTTCTCAGAAACAACAGAAAAAAAAGAAAAAGTTATAAAAGAGACTGTAGCAGTATATTCTCCTAAAAATATATATTGGTCAGGCGTTGGAAAAGTATTAAAAGGATATAACATAGTGGAAAAGCATAATGCTGAAAAATGGCTAACAAAGCCAGGAATGAGAATTGCTGACCCAGAAGAGGTAGCGAAGGAATATGGTTTATAAATGGATATATTAAGAGTACCTACATACCCAAAGGTAACTACCTGGGATGTGCCAGAAGCAAGCACTAACTATACTATTTATGTTGAAGATTTGGTTGATCACGCAATTGTAAGTTCTAACGTAGTATCAAATTCAAGTTCTCAGGTTACCTATAGTTTTGCCCAGTCTGAACTACTTTTAGACAGAAAGTTTTTATTTCAAATTTTAGATGAAAATGAAAATATTGTTGTAGAGGATAATGTTGACATAATAAGACCATACGTAAATCCAAACTCTCTTGGCTCAACAGCATCAGAAGTAGCAGAATACAAACAACTAGAAATAGTCGCAAGATCAATAATTGATACCATTGTTGCTGATGGTTTTTATAACTCAAAACAAGTTGTAGAGGGCGTAGGACAAGGATCTGACTACTTTAGTATTTGGAAAGATTTTAACAAAGTATTAAAGGTTTACGAAAATAATATATTGGTTTATGATTTTGAAACACCAGATGATAATGAATATATTTGGAATTCTACAGCAGATAATTCTGGAATTAAAAGATATGTTGCAGATGAATATAATAGAGTTGAGCAAGGCGCAATAGTTTTACCACCAGCATACGGAGATTTGGGATCTGTTGGAACAGGAAGAGTTGTTGATTTTCCAAGAGGGTATGATTATATATTTATTTTAGATGCTGGATATAAAACAGTACCATCAGATGTAGAGTATGCAACTACCTTATTAATAGAAGATTTAAAATGTGGAAAATTAGATTATTATAAAAGATATGTAACGTCATATAATACAGACCAATATAAAATTGAATTTGATAAAAGAGTTTTAGAAGGGACTGGAAATATGATAGTTGATAAGATTTTAGATAAATACTTAAAAAATATTATTAAGCCAGGTGTGATTTAATGATATGCGAACCAAACGATTTTGTACATCCGATGTGTGCAGAT